TCAGAATGGCACGTCGTCGCCAGCGAAGGGCATGTCATCCTCTTGGTTGAATGGCACGTACTCCGGCAAGCCCTCCTCCGATTCCAATCGCGGCGGCTTGGGGCCGAGCTGGTGTCCGACGACGCGGGCGTACTTGTCGCCCGGTTTGTGCTCGACGGTGATCGAGAGCGTTTTGGCCAGTGCTCCGGCGTGAGCCAGCTCGACGGCTTCTTCGCTATTACCGGGTACGGCATCGTTCGATCTCCGCCGCCACCATTGCTCGGCCTTCTGGCGGGCATACCCGGTGTGCTCGAAACACACCCACTCGGAGATGTAGTGCTGCCAGCCGAGCCGGTAGTCGACGCGCATCGTGCGCGGCGCCTCCGGGGGCGCGTCGCGTTTCACATGCACAGAGTAGGTCATGCCCTCGACCGGCCGCTCGACACGCATGATCTGATCCGACAGGACACCCTCGCTGCCGGCGGTCGCGTCGTGCTTCTTACGCTCGGGCGGCGGAAACTCGTGACCGCAGGCCGGGCAGGTGGCGTAGCCGGCCGCGATGATCTCGTGGCACTTCGGACACTCCTTGGCCGGCGCCTCGCCGGTTCCCTTGCTGCCAGGATCGTTCACTCGGAGCTGGTCCACCGGCCCGTGACGCAGGGCGTTGCCGCCGAAATCGAGGACGAGGCAGTTGTCCTTGCCGGGGTGCAGCCGGAATCCGCGACCGACCATCTGGTAGAAAAGCCCCGGCGACAGTGTCGGGCGGACCAGGGCTACGCAGTCTATGTTGGGAGCATCGAAGCCGGTGGTGAGCACGTTGACGTTGCATAGGTATCTGAGTTTGCCGTCGCGGAAACGTCCGAGGGTTTCGCTGCGGTCGAACGGCAGCGTCTCGCCGCAGACGAAGCCGCATTCGGCGCGATGCCGCTCCTTGAGTATGCGGACAATGTGCTCGCCATGTTTGACGCCCGAAGCGAAGATCAGCACCGACTTGCGGTCCCGCGTGTGCTCGACGATCTCTCGGCATGCCGAGCCGACCAGGGCGTCGTCGTCCATCAGTGCCTCGACCTCGTTGGCCACATACTCGCCACCGCGAACATGGAGCTGGTCGTAATCGGGCCGCTGTGATCCCGCTTTCGTTCGCAATGGGCAGAGATAGCCCTGAACGATCAGTTCGCGAACACTGACCTCGTAGCAGATCTCGTTGAGGATGTTGTCCGGGGCACAGATGGTCCCCGTCTTCATGCGAAACGGCGTAGCCGTCAGGCCGATGACGCGGACCTGCGGGTTGATCTCGCTCATAGCCGCCAGGAAGGTGCGGTACATGCCCTCGCCTTCCTCGGGAATAAGGTGGCATTCGTCTACGATCACCAGGTCCACGGCCCCGACATCGGCGGCCTTCTCGTACACCGACTGGATGCCCGCGATCGTGACCGCGTACCCGAGATCCCGTCGCCTGAGGCCCGCGGAGTAGATGCCGACAGGCAGATCGGGCGCCATCCGCTGAAGCTTCTCCGCTGCCTGCTCGATGAGTTCCTTCACGTGCGCGAGGATCAACACGCGCCCGTTCCAGAGCTGCACGGCATCCCGGCAGATGGTCCCGATAACCAGCGTTTTGCCGCCGGCGGTGGGGATCACCGCGCAGGGGTTGTCATCCCGCTCACGCAGGTGGTGGTACACCGCCTCGACGGCCTCGCGCTGGTACGCCCGGAGTTCCATTACGCGGCCACCCCGCTCTCGCTCGGCAGGGGGAACAGCTCTTTGGGTGTCGCGTGCAGCCTGGTGAGCCGCTCACTCTTGAGGAATGCGGCCAGCGCTCGTTCGGTCTTGCCGTAACACTCGCGGTCGTATGGCACGGATCGGTGAGCCGCCTGGCCGGAGACCAGGAACTGGAACAGCAGCAGGATGGGTTCGTCGTTCTCGCCTTGGGCCACGCCGCTCCGCAACACGTCGGCGAAGTGACGGAGCAGGTCGCGATCGCACGAGTACCAGGCGCGAGCCACCACCGCGTGCGTGGTTGCCGTCGCGATGCCCCGGAACTTGATTGACCGGGTCAGGTGATCGAGTGAGAAGCGGATGGCGTCACGGTGCTGGACCAGCAGATCGCGCTCGGCGCCGGCCGACTTCTTGCGGTATCGACCGAAGCCGGCCACCATCGCCCGTAGGGTGGCCAGCTCGGTTCTGGTGACCTCGCCGAGCCCGCCGGCCAGCGAGAGGATCTGATCGTTGGTCCGCCGCTGGCCGGTATCGACCACCTCCATTGCCTCGGCCGGCTCGTTGACGAATATCCGCATGGGCACGGTCACCCCGGACATGACCACCGCCCACAGCCGGTGTTGACCATCCAGAAGCACGCGGTTGCCGCTGAAGGCGACGCCCTGGTGGGTGAGCCGCCAGCGCCCGGTTTTCATCTCGCTGGTCAGGTAATCGACGTGATTCTGGATCAGGGCCCGGTTGTGGGTATTGGCGTGAGTGAGCCAGTCGCTGGCGATCTCCGGCGTCAGGTCGATCACCAGGTTGTACCGATCGGTTCGGGCGAATAGAGCGTCGAGTTTCATGCTTTGGTTCCTTTGAGATGGTTGGCCAGGAAATCCACGAGCCTGCGGAGATAGTCCGCGTCGAACACTTCGATCAGTGTGCGGGCGCCCATGATCGGGTCATGGGGCATGTTGAGGGCGGTCATCGGGGCCGGCGGAGTGCCGGTCCGGATCGGGGTGAACGCGTTCCTGGCAATTCCCCCAGTCCGCCTTGCGCCACGCCGTTTCGTTAAGCGCGCCGGGTAGCGTTTGCCGTCGCGGCCGAGATGCGTTGCTGGCGAGGCTGCAATTTGTGCACCCTGAGCTGCCCTTTGCCGCTCCAAAGTCTCGCGGTAGCGTCGCACCATCTCGACGCTCACGCCGACGTGCTCGGCGATTGCCGGGTTGCCCGCGGCCGGTCGCAGCTTCAGCGCGCGGGTGACCGCTTTGGCCTTGTCTTCATTGGTCCGCCGCAGGCCATGGGACTTGTTGGCAGCCAGGCTCCTCCACTGGGCTTCGGACTGCAGCCCGGTCGTAACCGTCGCCTTGATCTTCGGCCGGTTCAGCTTCTTGTGGGCGAAGAACCGGTGGAATCCATCCACCAGCCAGTACGCGCTCCCGTCGTGCACGACATCGACCGGCGGGAACTCCACACCACCCTGCATCGCATCGGCGTATTCCTGCACGACGGCTTGGTCGATGCCCACACGCGGTTGGGTGTCGCCGTCGATCCGCAGGACGGCTATGTCCAGAACTTGTTCACTCATCTCCGAGCACCTCCTTACTGGTTTGGAACACAGGGTTTCGTCTTGCGGACTGGGAGCCTCAGCGGGTTTCTTCTGCCGCTGCTGTTGGTAGCGAATTCTCTGCCGCCGATACCACTCGCAGACCAACTGTCGATCGCGAATCGGCTGACACGAAGCCGCCAGCGCCTTGATGAACCTGGCTATCCGGTTCGTCTCCGTCGCGAAGGACTTCCGGTAGTACACGCCGAACGACCACAGACGGAACCTTCCTTGTTTTCGCGTTTACTAACTCGCTCATGCGGTCTCCGCAGGTTTCGCATCTGATTGTTGCGTAGTGGTTGTTTGCGCTGCGTCTGCTGTTAACGGGTCTCCACCTGTTAACCGCTCGGTCGATGGTTCGATACCGGATTCTTTAGCCGCAGCCAGTCGTCGCCGCACCGTAAACACCACCTCGCTGCCTTGTGGTAGCTCGCTCAACGCGGCCTTGCACTTGGTCATCACCGCCTCTATGCTGCCCCTGCAAAGGCCGTCTCGCCATTCCTCGGCGGTATGCGGCGCAGCCTCCGCTTCCTCCAAAATCGTCTTGATCCAATCCCTTGCCTCGTCCAAGTATTCGCGCACGAAATACGACTCTTGACGGGCTTGCATCAATGCATCGTGCGCGTCGTCGAATGCCGCCTGAAGCTCGGCGATGGTGTGCCGCTGTCGCCTCAGATCGGCCTTATACAACTCGGCTGGAATCAGGCCGTAGGTAGTCCAGTACCGCATTGCCTGGGCCGATGTCATGGGCTTATCCCATGTCAGCGAGTTAGGATGTATCCCGTTGACTAGTTTGACGTTAGGCATTGTGTGCATCCTCCTTATCCAACACATTGAAACGCTGGCAAACAAAGTCTGGTGGTCCAAGTTCTGGCTCTTTGAGAGCCGCCACTGCCGTGGCCTGAAGGTTGTATGCGGTGTCCAGATCGGCATTGCCAGTAGCCGCCGGTCGGCTCGTAGGCCGTCCCTCGGCGATGGCCGCCAGCGACGCTCGGAGACGTTCGACTTCCGGGATCATCTCCAAGAGAAACTTCACAGCCATCGCAACCTGCGCGTCGCTGTGCGCGTAGCGATCAAAGAAGCTCGCGTTCCGGGCGATGTACGATTTGATCCATCTCAATCGGCCTTCTCTTAGCATGGGTTTTTCTCCTGTCTGTTAACCTGGTCGATCAAAGTTTTGTTGCTCCCGCCTTCTTTCGATCTTCGGCCACGGCTCATCCGGCCCAGACTCCGCCACACAGGGGGCATCGATCGACCGGCAGCCGCTCGATTCGCACATGCGCCAAGCCTCCTGTTGCTTGACAACCTCTCTGCGTGATCAGCAAATCGATCTGACTGTCGTCCTCGTACAGGCCGCCGTGCTGCAGGGCGTCGAGCAGTGCCTTCGGGGCGTTGTCCAGATCGCGACGGCGCTGGTCGGGTGGGTGCAGCATGATGTGCACAGACAATTGGCCGTCGAGCCGCTCCGCCCTGGCGGCCAGGAGCATCGCGACGACCGCGTCCCGATACTGCCGCCCGCCTCGGCTGATCAGGGTCCGCGCGCCCACCCGCCGCCAGTAATGGTTAACTGACGGCGGGTAAGGCAGCTCGAAGACGCGCGTTACCTTTTCCACGGCGGCGTCCCGTTGTTCGAGCCCGCCGAAACCGGGCGCGCGGCGACCGCCTCCTTGCGGTCGTATCCCTTGATGACATTGGTGAGATCGCCGGTATCCTTGCGCTTTTTGTGACCGACGGTGATAATCAGTGGCAGGTTGTGCAGATCGACGCTGTCCTTTGGAGACATCACCTGCACCGCTCGGCAGATCGCCGACAGCTCAGCACGGGCAATCTTGACCGTGGTGGCGTTGTTGTTCTCCAGGTTGAGCCGGGTCCAGAGCATCCGGCCCTTGTGCTCACCTTCCAGGACCTGAAACGTGAACTGCAGGTACTTGCCGTCGCCGGACTTGGTGTCCTTCATCTCCGATTCGGTAATGATGGCCAGGTACTTGCCCGCCGGGATGGGATCGAACCCGACGGCCGGGTCGACGTCGTTCGCATTGAATCCGTTCAGATTCGGCATGGGCTCATGCTCCTTCCTGAGAAGAGGTTGTGGTGTCAGCAAACGGGTTCTCGCCGCGGGCGAACGCGGCGTACACGGAATAGTCCAGGGGGATCTCGTCGGGCAGGTTCAAGCGGTTCTTGGCCACGTGCGCCGGCCGCTCGGTCGTGCGGATGATTCGCTCGCCGGTGCCGATGCCCTGCACGCGCTTGCGGCCAAACCCCTCGTCGGTCGTCTTCGTGTGAATGGCATAGCTGGCGAACAAGACCTCGTCGCACCATTCCTGGATCAGGGCCGAGGCTTGTTTGTGCAGACGCGGCGAATAGCGGTCGTAGGTGTCGGTTTCGGGGTTGGCGAACTTCTCGATCTGAGCGTGGGCGATCAGAACGACGGTCATTCCCTTCTCGCTACGGAGAGCGTCCAGGCCGGCCAGGACCTCCCGCCACGGCGTGAGAGCAAACACGTAGCCCTTGCCGTAGCCGATGTCCTCGATGTTCTCGACGCCACGCTTTTCGCAGATATGGGCCCAGATGATCCGTTCGAGCCAGTCGAGCGAATCCAGCACCAGCGTGCGGTAGTCATGCTCCTCCGTATAGAGGGCCGCCAAAGCGTTCAGGACGTCGCCGTACCTGGTCGCCAACGGGAATCGGTCGCACTCAATGCCGCCGAGCCCGTCCTCGGTCTGGATAAAGATCGGCTTGTCGGTCATGGCCCCGAACGTGGACTTGCCGATGCCGTGCGTGCCGTACAGCAGCACACGCCGCGGCGCCACGATTCGGCCCCGTTGAACCTGCTTGAGTGACTGCATACTCGGTGCCTTTCCTTCAAAGACCTCGATCAATCCGTCGAAAAAGACATCCTGCTGGTAGGCCCCCTGGCCCAACCGCACGAGCGGGAGGCCATCAGGTGGCTCGGAACGTTCTTGATGAGATGCGGCGGCTCCGCTCATCTGATTCCTGCCTCCGCGAGTTCGCGCTCGGCCTCTTCGATTTCTCTGCGGCGCTGTTGCTGGAATTGCGTGGGATTGCGGTGGCGACGCCGGTGAGGTGGAGGTTCTGCCGCCGCCTCAGCCGCCGCCTCGCACAGGTCGAAGTACTTGGCGTCGGCCTCAGCCAAGAGGCGGCCGAACTGATCGAGCCACTCGAGCTTGGTGAAGATCTTGCCGCCCATACGGCGGTGCTCGAGGCGGACCCGCTCGCCGGAGCGCGACTTGACTCCGCGACGACACCATCGCCACATGCAGTTGGTTGACGGACGGCCGGGCGTGATCTTCGCCGCCTCCGTCAGTGTGATGTATCCGTTTGTTTCTGCTTGCCCGTGCATGTACTTCTCCCCGGCCATGCGAGCCGTGGTTTCACTGCACGGTTTCTTACAACACGATTCCGCGCGGTAACTCGGTAACTCCAGTTACCGACCTGCCGCCGCTCGGGACGATGCGCAACTTCTGTATGGCAGAGGATTTATGAATTTGCAGAAAAGCGCAGAAAAAACCCGGGCCGCCGTGTTTGGTAACTCGGCGGCCCGGGTTTACGTTGTTTCTGGCCTGTGGGACTTCAGTCAGCCGATCTTGCTCATGATCTCCACGACCTTGGTCTGATCGCGCTCGGCGTAGACCGCGTCGGTAATCTGGGCGCTGGCATGCCCCAGGGCGAGTTGGGCAGCCTCAAGGCCGAAGCTGGACCTGATCGCTGTCGCTGCGTTGTGGCGCAGCTGGTGGGGATGCCAGCGATGCTCTTTGCGCCAGGCCTTCAGCTCCTGCCTCTGCTCGCCGGTCAGGCGGGCACGCCATTCTGCGGACGTTTCGTCGTCGCGCCGTCGGAGATGCTCGGGCGGCGGAAACGCCTTGTCGCTCGCGTACTCGATGGCCCGTCGGTAGCTGTCCGTGGTGTACCGGTCGCCGGGCTTGTGGGACGGCGCTTCACGGCAGTTGGTCCCCGGGCGATTGCCGCAGGACAGCGGCGTCTTCCGCGCCGCATGCATTGCCGCTCGCCGCTCCCGCTCGGCCTCGGCCGGACTGAAGAGGTAGGCATTGGTGGGCCGGTCGCGCATGAACGGCTCGAGAACCCCTTGGGCCTGCGGCCCGAAGTAGATGACCCGCTCATGCTCGCGGAACTGGTTCTTGTGTTCCCGAGGACGATACTGCCATACGCCAGTTCTCTCGTTCGTCTTCAGGTCGCAGAGCCGCAGGCCAAGCAGTTCCCCCGGCCTGGTCCCGGTCAACAGCTGCAATTCGACAAGGGCCCTCACCGGCTTGCTCATGAACGGCTTCGTAGCGTTGATCAGGTGCTGAGGCGCTGGACCGACCTTCTCGTTCTCGTATGCAGCTGACCGGCCGCGTTTAAGCGGTTCGAGCGTGCACAACGATTGATGGACGTTAACGGGGACCAATTCTCTGGCCGCAGCCCATTTAAAGACGTGTCGAATGCATTGAACCTGGGAGTTGATGTACTTCCTCGACCACGGTGGGCGAGGCGGGTCGGCCGCCTGGTCGCCTCTGATCATCTCTTCTCGCAACATGCGCAGCTTCTGTGGTCCGAACGAACCTGCGGGCGTGCCCCCGTGATACCTCGTGAGGAGTCCGAGGGCGGTCTTGATCGCTCCGGCCCGACGCCGATCGTAATAGCTCTTTGCCCAACGCCAGTATTGCCTGTTGATCTCGGCGACGGTGATCGGGCCGGATGAACCGGCGAGGGGTGGCTGGCTGGCCTCGGGGGGCAGTCGCCGGCCGTTGGCCTCCCAAGCCGCGATCAGGCAGTGGTACTGATTGCGGCTTTCGGCGGAGCCATGCTCACCGAGCCAGTAGTCGCGGCGTTTCTTGCTGACGGCATCGGTGAGCGTGACGATCGCCTGGGTGTAACCTTTGCGTCGACGGTAGGCGGGTGTTTGGGGCAT